CCCGGTCACGGTCACGGTAATGGAGGTGCAGTTGGCCCATTCGTTTCGTGCCAGCACCCGTTCGGCAAATACGGCGCCATTCGAATCCTTGAACGTGATCACCGTCTTGTATGCGCCATAGACACTGTTGATCTGGCTGGGAATGATATCCGCTCCCAGCTTAACCTTGAGCCCTGCAACGTAATCCGCCAGGGTTGTTTCCACATCGGCTTTGACCGTTGGCGAATCAGCCCAGACAAAAACCGTAACTGCCGCTTCAAGGGAAAAATCGACCCGTGTGGGCGCCAGCACATTCAGTTTGTCGGTAAGAGGCCGGACTTTGTCGTCGTTCAGGGCAGCTAAGACAACAGCGATCATGGCGGCATCCGGATTGCCGTACCGCGTCAATGGATAGACATTGACCACGCCATCGCTCGGAGAGGTGACAGCCACATCGATCACGTCCGGATGGGCGCTTTTGGTCCAATAGGTGTATGCGCCCTGGCTGCCCGCATTTGAAAAGCCTTCCGGAGCGGCCTTGATCCTCTCCCGGTAGTTGTCGTCACTCTCTTCATCCGTACCGCCGCTGGTCGTAACCGTGTTGGCGGCGCTCTGGACGTAGGCGACCGTTTGGAGAAGGGTGTTGATTTCTCCCGGCAGATAACCATTGCCCGCAATGCCGCTGGTTTCGGCCACGGCCGAGATATCTCCTGACACCTGTCCCGCAGGAATCGTCACATTGAATTCAGATGTAAAAATCACCTTGCCGTCCTTACTCTCCACCCGTGTGCCCGCTGCAACCAGCACATCAAAACTCTGGGAAGAAACAAGCGTGAACCTCAGCGTGCAACGGGCACACGCCGCCGCCAGCCGCGTGCATCCCACCAACTCACCCAGATAGTCCAGCATCGGGAAAATGGCATAACTGACCAGGTTCTGTTTGGCTGCCTCCTGAACCGCAATCCGGAGCAACGTCTCGCGGTAGGCGACCAGGTTGATCAGCAGCATCTCGGGTTGGGCCGGTTGCAGGGTTTTGCCGGTAAGTTCCTCATAATAGGCCACCAGCTCGCTGGTAACCGTAGTGGCGTCGCGTTCGATAAAAGACGGCTCAGGCAGTTGCGCCAAGTGACACCTCCGATGTCGATGTTGATAGTGCCGCATCTCCCTTCGGCTGCCACTCCACCACAATAATTAGGCTGCTACCGTCGATCCGGGCCTTGACGCTCACCAGATCGATACGCGGCTCCCATTCCTCCAGACTGTCCACCGCCTCGCGGATTACGTTGGGAATGGCAATAAGGATCGGCGTATCCAGGTATTTCCAGGCATCGCAGCCGAAAAGGGGGCGGTGCGGATCGCTTCCCTTGCGGGTGGCCAAGATGATGGCGATGCACTGATCGATGTCCTCAAGTCCCTCGACCACCTCTCCGGGGCTTCCAATCGTGATGGACCATTCGGCTGAAGTTATGCTGTCGGTTCGTATCGCCAATTCCTGCCTCTTTCCGCCCAAAGGGCGAACTGAATGCCTTCTCCCACTGGGAGAAGGATAGGATGAGGGTCACATGCCCTGATTCGGCTGGCTGGTCGTGCCGCCGCCCGTGCCGTTTTCCGGATGGGTGTGCTGGTTGAATACCTGCCGCATACCGGACATGGTCTTGGCTCCACCTTGATCGGCCACATTACCGGCAGCCTGGATATTCGCTCCGGACTCGACGTTCCCAGTGACGATCAGCTTGCCGTTGTGTGTCCAGGTCGGTGCCGTGCTGCTGATGTTCCCGGTGGCCGTTACCTCGATCTCCCCCTGAACGATTGCAGTCAGCTTGTGGCCTGTGCGGTCGTATTCCAGCACCGTGCCGTCCTCAAAGGTAACGTGCCACAAGTCCGGGTTCGTCACCGGCGGTTTGTCCGCCTCGGAGTAGATCGCGCCCAAGATCACACCCGCTTCGCCGTTCTCATCCAGCAGGCAGACCACATGCTCGTTGATGTCGGGCATGTGATAGAAGCGGTTCTTGAGCGTAGCGGGCTGGACCACCGGCAGCCAGAACGAAACCATGCCGTCGTTGTCCGTAAACTGGACGCGGGCCGCGCATGCGGCTGGATCTATGGCGACAACGATGCCTATCTTCATGTTTTCCCCTTGGTGAACTTCTTCTCGTTCTTCAGGTTCTTCAAACCGGCCTTGGCCGAACTGGTGGTGGAAATCTCGATCTCGGTCCGGTAGCCGCCGCCCCGCTCCATGGTATGCCTGCTCTTCAGCACCTGATACCCGCCGTCCAGTGCGCCCCAGCCGGATAAAGTGACGTTCATCCCGGCCACCAGGCGCTGATCACCCTGCAGCGGCAGATTGCCTTCCACCTGGCGGCCGTTGCTGTTGCGCAGCGCCGCCTTGGCCTTGGCTTCGGCCTGTTGCCGGTTCTCGCAGCGCTCGGTCAGCTTGAGCACATCGCCGGTGGTGATTCCTTCAGCCGCAAAGGTGTGGGTGATCAGCTTCTTTTTGACCGGATCGTGATAGGAAACCCGGCAGCCCCGGTAAACCTGGCTGGTTTTGGTGCGCAGGGTGTAACTACCGTCCAGTCCGATGCGCTGGATGGTAGCTACAGAGGCGGCCTGATCCAGTTGGGCCAGCTCGTGCCAGATCAACTGAGTGCCGCGCACGCTGAACACATAGCCATAGCCTTCGGCCAGGCGCTTCAGGAAGGAGAGATCCTTTTCCTGGTTCTGGGTGATCCGTCCGATCCGGATCTCCGGCACGCTGCCGGTCAGGGTCAGGCCGTGGCTGGCGGCGATGACCCCGGCGATCTTCCCGAGTGTCATTCCCTCAAAGGCTTTGGAGTTCCTGGTGCGCAGGCTCTGGTTGACCCCGGCAGCCAGGCAGCGGATGGAAACCGTGTCGGGCGGGCCGTTGTACTCGATCTCGTCAACCTGGAAGTCGCCGCACGGCAAGAGCTTCTCGCCCAGGTAGCCGATCTTGAGGCTGATCCTGTCGCCTTTTCCAGGCGCCCAGGCGTTCTTCCAGCGCTGGTCGCGGTCCTCGAGGTTGATCTCCAGCTCGTCCGACTCGCCTGCCAGGTTGTCGGTATAGACCACCTGCAGCACATAGGGCGCAATGGCGGCCGAGATATCCTTTGTCTCGTATTCGATGATCCAGACCGGCTGGCGCACCGGTTGCGCGACTAGCGTTTCCATGGGGGCAGATCTCCGGTATCGATCAGTTCGGCGTCCTCGCTGATCGGTATCAACAGCCTGATGCCTGAAGCCAGGATCGGATCGATCATGACTTCAGGATTGGCGGCGATGATTGCTTCGTATTGGCTGGCGTCGCCGTAGTATTCCCAGGCCAGCACGTCCCAGCGGTCCCCTTCGCCGGTTATGTGAACCAGCACGTCCTGCACAGCCATCAGCGTATCCTCACGATACGTTTCTTGTCCGTAGACAACCGATACCCGGCGGCCCGGCTGGCCTTGGTGATCTGGGGGACGGATTCCCTCTTGGCCTTGGGATGCGACGTGCCCTTTTTCTTGCGTGCCGGGGCCTTGGACTTCTTCTGCTGTTTCTTGATCACCAGGGGATTGTCATCCACCCATTCCTTCAGGCTGCACGTGGCCGTGACCGCCATCACCGTGCCGTCCACGGCGGTGACCTCCACCGTATCGGTGATCTCGGTGATGACGTAACGTCCCTTGTAGATGCCGTTGCCGAAGATGAACGGCAGCGCTTCATGTCTGGCCGCCATTTCCTCGATCCGCCTGAATTCCGTTTCCGGATCGCAGTAGACAACGTGAAACTTGAGGTTGATGCCGACGGTCTCCAGGGCGTCTCCGATGTACTGGAGCCGGGGCTTGCCCTCGATGACCTGGTGTTCGGCAAAGTCGTACTTCTGACTGCCTTCCAGTCCGTCGAAGTAGGTGATCAGCTCGAAACGGATGTCTCCCAGTTGCGCAAACATCAGAAGGACCGCCGCTTTTTCTGTTCTTCATAGCGCTTCATCATGCGCTCGAACTCGACGAAAGACAGTTTCATGGCCTCGCTCACCTGGCCTTTGACCTGTTCAGCGCTACCGCCACCCTGAATAATGATCTGCGGCGAGAAGTGGGCCACCATGCCGCTGCCGCCTGTCGTCGATGCAGCCGGGCGGGCCAGGGATGAAACCGGGGTAGCCGCGATCATGGCGGCGGCGGTAACACCTTTCATGGCATTGACCAGCGGTGCGGGCTTCATGGATTCGGCAATGGTCTCGACGATCCGGACGCGGTTGATGTCCCGGAGCGGCCCTTCCTTGGCCGGGCTGAAGGGGAGGAAGTTGCGCAGCCGCTGGGCCAGCCCCTTCATGGCGTTAATCGGCTTCTCGATCTTGCCCATCATCCCCTTGAAGAGGCTTTCGACGATGTTGGCTCCGGCTGTCAGCATCTTTGCAGGCAGTTGCAGCACAGCCGAGAGGATTCCTGCAATGGCGCGTCCGAAGCGCAAGCCCATGTTCTCCGCCTTGCCGCCGACATCCTCGACCGGCTTGAAGAGGGCTTTAACGGCGTTGAAAATCCACTTTAAAGGAATGATGATCGGGAAGATCATCGGCGCCACCTTCTTGAAAATGTCCCAGGCCGGTTCCAGATCTTTCAAGCCTTCTTTAAGACCGGCCCACAGTCCCTTGAAGAAACCGCTGATCGGCTTCCAGTACTTGTAGATAATCAGGGCCGCCACGCCGATGGCCAGGGCGATCCAGCCGATGGGATTGGACAACATGGCGACGGAGAGCGCCCGCAGACCGCTGATGGTGAAGAGATTCGCAACCGCCCACGCGCGGGTTGCCGCGATGATACCCCGGATGCCGGTCTGCGCCTTGGCTGCGCCGGTGATCACATCGCCGAACATGCTGTCCGGCAGGCGGTTGAAGACCCATTTGCGCCGCATGGCCAGATAGAGCGAGGTAATGCGGCCGGTGGCCCAGGTCGCACCCTTGCCCAGCACGGTCAGGGCTTCCAGGGCGCGGGGCACGGCAGCGCCCAGCCCGGCAATGGTCAATAGCAACGTGCCCCCGGCCAGGGAGAGGCCGGTAACGGCAAGCACAATCCCGGCGATGATCCCGGCGGTCTTTGGATGGAGCAGCACGAACGAATCCATTTTTCCGAACAGGTCGTTGAGCTTGGTGAGAATGCCGGGTAGGTTGATCAGCTTGGCAAACACGCCGCCGAGGTGGGCACGTAAGGTCTGTACTGTGCCGGTCATGGTGTCCCACTGCATCGTGGTCCCTGCCATTATTTCCTTGATCTTGGCCTGCATATCCGCCTGGGCCGCCATCCGGCGGTTCATCTCGTCGAATCCGGCCACCCCTTGGTTGATGAACACGGAAAGAGGCCGGGACGCCTCCTGGTTGAATAGCTTTGACAGCACCAGCAACTGCTCCTGCGGGTTGATCGCCCGAAGCTTCTCCATTTCCCGGATCATTCCGCGAATGCCGACAAAATTGCCGCCGCCGTCGAAGAAATTGAGTTTGATCCCTTTGGCGTCGAGAATCGGCCCCACCAGTTCCTTGATCTTCTTCGTCTCCAGCTTGTGGCTGATCTCCGCCATCCTGGAGAGCGCCATGGCAAAGTTGGTGCCTGCCTGGGAACCTTCGATGCTCGACGTCGCCATCATGCCGATTGCCGCACTCACATCCTTTCCTGCGCCCATTCCCTGAATCCGAAGCGCCTTGAGCGCCGCTCCCGAATACTTGAACGACTCCGCCAGATCGGTGACATTCACCCCTCCGGCACTTTTCAAGCGCTGCAGGATATCCATGAATCCGACCGCATCCTTGTCCGCAATGCCCATGGCTTCGGCAAACTTCGCCACATGGGTGGCGGCCTCGGCATAGGGCACTTTCATGATGACCGCAAACTTGGCAGCAGCCTCGCCCATGCCGCCCAGGATCACATTCGTCTGAACCCCCTGTTCGCGCAGGGCGGTGAACATCTCCAGCATGTCCTTGGTGGAGCCGGGCAGTTCAACGCCAAGCTTCTCTGCCAGATGGCTCAGTTTTTCGAACTCGGGGCCAACGTTGCCGGTCTGGTCCATCAGGTTGGTCTTCAGCCGGATCTGGGCTTCTTCCAGCGTGGTGAAATCCTGTATGGTCTTTCCTATTCCCAGAGCGCCGACTGCGCCAACAGCCGCCATCGGCGTTCCCAAGCCGGTCAATTTCTCGGTGGATGTTCCCAGTTTCTCGGCCTTCACATGCAGGGCGTTCAGCTTGGCAGTGGCCGCCTCAGCGGCCTTGCCGATCCTGTCCACGCCGATTGCCAGCCGTCCCGCGATGCCTGCACCTGCACCCATGCGGTCGATGCCCCGGTTCAAGGCAGCGCTTTTGCCTGCCGCCTTGTCCAGGTTCTTGCCCGTTGCATCCAGGGTTTCGTTGATCTTGCGCACCGGGGCCGTGGCCTGGTCCAGTACCTTGAACATCAACGCTATGGTGAAAAGGCTGTTCATGTAATCCGTTTATTTCCTTTAAAACGCTTGTAATCTCTATAGTTCGGAGTCTTTCTTTAATCTTCGGTTCAACTCCCTGATGTAACCATCCACCCGCTTGACCCAGTAGGCCAGCTCGGACAGCGTCATGTTCAGGACGCTGGACTCTCTGAACTTTCCTTCCCGGACGAGGTAGATGACGTGTCCGGAGAGATCGCCTGGCCATTCAGCCCCAAGGCTTCCGTTAATTCCAAAAAATCAGTCATCCCCAATCGCTGCACCTCCTCGGGAGGCTGCGCCTGACCATCGAATTTGCAGCACTGGGATATGACGCCTGACAGGAATTCATATCCCTGGGCTTTACCGGAAATCCGTTCCGCCTGGATCAAGTCCTTGACCATGGCTTCACGAACCTCCACCTCTTTCACAACCAGTGGCTTAACAGCCCCTTCAACCTTATTGATCTTCATACGTCTGCTCCTTTCATCCCGTTGGATTCAACTTAATAATGCTTCAAACCTACCAGCCGATGTTGGACCGGTACTGCGCCAGCAGATCCTCACCGGCGACTTTGTAGATGTTGGACAGGACATCGATTTCGACAATGTCCTCGCCGTTCACCACCAGGCGGAGGTAGGTGATGGTGAGAGCCGTCTCGGCTTCCACGTTGTCGTGCTGCTTGTAGCCGCCCAGGGGAAACTTCTTGAAACTGCCGGTGAGGAAGACCACCACCGGAACCTCTTCGGTTCGGCCCTGGCCGGTGTAGGTTTCCTGGGACGAGCGGATCTGCATCTGCACGGCCTTGAAGGGGTTGGCGGCCTTCTTGAGCACGTCGCCGTAGAGGGAGTTCCACTTGATGGTCATCTCCATCTTGTCGATGCCGTTGGGCAGCTCGAGCTTGCCGATCATGCCCAGGGCCTTGTGCTCGGAGAGCGTGGCCACCACATCGGGCAGCTTGGTCTCTTCCACCTTGCCCAGGAACGACGTGCCGTCGATGTAGGCGTTGGCGTTGGTGATCTGTTTGATTGCTACCTGTCCCATTACTGGCTACCTCCCAGGTTCTTCAGATAATCGAGGTTCAAGGTGCGCTTGAAGGTGATCCGCTCGGCCGGGGTGGGCGGCATGTAGTCATAGCGGAAGGTGACATGCCCCAGGGCCAGCTCGGCAGTCGTGTTGTCGGCCGGATCGTACCAGCAGGCGCCGTCCAGGATGGCGCCGTCGCCGATCAGCTTGCGCAGGAAGCCGCGCACGCTTTCGACAATGGCGTCGATCAGGGCGTTGTTGATCGGCTTGTCGATGTGCTGCAGCATGGAGTATTCGATACTGTCGCCGATCACATCGCCGGTGCGCATAACGCACTCGAACACCTCCGAGCCGGTTTCGGTCGGCCAGGCTGCGGTGCGGTTGCCCCAGACCCGGAAGCCGGTGCCGAAGCTGTTGAAGACCGTGGTGATGCCCACCTCGTTGAGGGCGTTGACTTCGCTCGACGGATCGTTGATCTCGGCCGTGAGCGCCCGCTCGATACCGGCAATGCCGTCGATCTCGGTATTGGATGAACTCCACCAGTAGCCGTACTCGTTGTCCCGCCAGGCACGAATGCCTGCCAGGAACTGGCTGAAAGGCTGTAGCTCGATGGTATCGGTGGCCGAGTCGTAGACCTGCAGGGCCGGGTAACAGAGCATGGCCCGGCGGCTGGAGGTCTGGAAGTTGATCGTGCCGGACGGCCCCCTGCCGGTGATGGCCTGCTGAAAGGTGGTCCCGATGGGGGCGTCGATGTAGGCTATTCCCTTGGTCTTCCCGGCGATGGAGATCATCTCGGTGGCGATGCTGTTCTGGGTGGAATAGCTGGGGGAGATGATGATCTTTGCCTTGAAGCCGAACAGGCTGTAGCAGTCCAGAAGCGCCTGCAAGCCGGTACGGTTGCCGCCGGCGTCCACGGTTCCGATGATGTCGGCCGCCAACACCTTGGACGGGTCGGCATAATCGTAATCTATTTTGAGCTGCACCCCGGCTACAAGGGTTGCGCCCATGCCGGTGATTTTGCCGGTCACGGCGTCCAGGGTATAGTCGGTGTCTTTGACATAGGTGGTGGTGCCGGTCTGGTTCTTGATCACCACGTTGACTACGCCGGGGTGAGCAAGGGTGGCGGTCCTGTCCGTGCCGAGGGTCTTGGCTTCGGCAACCACGGAAGATTTGTGGGTAGCCGGGTTGAAGACGTTAACCGCCACCACTGTGGCGGCTCCTTTCTTAAAGGCGGCTTTAAGCGCCTTGGGAATGGTGTAACCGGCGGTTTTTTCGCTGCCGAAGTACTGGGTGGCGGTCACGTCATTCAGGATCATGACCGGCGTGTTGACGGTCTGATCAGCGGTGGCCGCCTGGAAGATTGGTGCGGTGCCGACGATGCCGATCACGGCGCTTTTCACCACCCGGACCGGCTTGCCTCCCTGGTCGATGTTGATGGTTTCCACACCATGCAGAAAATT